TATTCTACATCTTCAAAGTTTTCAAAGAATGCTTTTGTTTTGTATGCAGTATCAATAATCTTTTCATAGATATCGCTTCCAAAATACTTAATCTTTCCATAACTCTTTAACTTTTCTTCATAGAAATATGCAAACGCCAGACTATTAGTGCTAGCATCAATAGAACAGAATGACCTTGGTTTATTCGTCAATTCTTTCATAATCTATTATTCCCTTAAGTTGTTTCAACGCCTTGTCAATTTTATTTATATCAACATTGCATTGGCTACAGCGTTTTTTTGAGTTATAGATAGATAGAATTGTTCCACATCCAGCAGAACAGTATCGCTTCTTTCCCATAAAAGACTGCCTCTTTTTACTTCTTTGTCTTTCACTTACCTTTTCTTTAGTGGAAAGTTCCCTGCATTCTGGTGAGCAATAAATTTGATAGTTAACGTTTGGTGTAAAGTTATTGCCACACCAGTTGCAAGTCTTCATGCAAGATACTCCAAGGGTTCGATCTTATCTTTGCCCTTTGGAGCAAGAGCACACGCTGCTGATACAGGGCACCCCTTGCATACCTTTGAATTAGACCTGTAGGTCTTTTGAGGAATTTCCTCATTCTCCCACTGTGATCGAACTTTTCTCATCCAGTCAAAAGCATAGTCTGCCCATTCAATAAGTTCTGGTGTAGGCTCAACTGTGATGGCATGAAGTTCGTGAGAGTTCTTATTCTCATAGAGAAGGATTCCTAACTTCTTTCCAAGAACCTTCATGTAGATGACTAATTGCATTAAGTGATATGAAGGTGGCTTTGCATACTTCCTATAAGCAAAGGCTTCATCCCTCATTGTCTTAATTTCTACTACTGGCTGATCTTCCCCCCACTGAACTACCGCATCTGCAAAACCAAAGATTGGTGGATCTTGAGTAATGATTCTTTTTTCTTTCTCAACCATCATGCCAGCATCTTCAATTGCCTTCTGAATTCGCTCATGACTCATTGTTCCAGCACTCATATTTGCTACAGCATATGGATCGTGATCATCAACAAATTCTGTTCCAGTAAATGCTAACCACCAATATCTAGGGCACGCACCGTTTCCATACACAAGAGAGGATGGGCTAAAAGTCTTTTTCTTTTTGAATTCTGGCTGCCCCTTACCTGCGATATAGCCAGACTCAATCTTTTCAATAAACGCCTTGGTGTCTATTGCTCCTTCTGGTTGCTTATCCATTACTTGTTTTAAAAAGTTTTTAGCCATTATTATCCTTTGTTTGTAAAACATAATTGTACCCTACTTTAGTAGGAACTTTAATGCGGCAACGACTTTATCTACCTCTGCCGCTGCGGTGTAATAGATATTCTTTTTATCCCTATTGCTTTTGTCTACATTAGCCATCCATGTTGCTCGCATTTGAAGTTTTGCTGCAATTGCTTGCATCCTAACTATCTCTACGGTAGCAACGTGTGGTGGAATGTCTGGCTTAAAGATAACTTTGGCAATAAACTCTAGTGCCGAAGTTAACTCTGGATCATTCATGTACTCTGCAATTTCATACAGATCGTTAATCTGCTCAAGAGTCGTTGTCATTTTCGACCAACCTTTCAAATTCAGACCATTCAATTATGGCAAGCCTAGTTTTACCATCAAGGATTAAGCATATCGCAGGAGACTTTTGTTTGTCAACCCTTAAGGTATCTGTTACTACTTTTGCCCAAACATTTTGAGTGATGCTAAATGACTTAGTAAATTCTTTAAAATCTAACAAATAATTTTTCCATGTAGCGTCTCCCTTTTGTATTTTACCTCTACCACTATTCTTTTGTAATTTTGCACCAATTCGTTTAGCCTCACCTTTTTCAGACATTCCACTCCCTAGATTTTTTATACCAAACTTCAATCATTTTTTTAAAATCTCCTATAGGGTAATTTTTTTTTGCTTGATTGCATATCCAACAACATGCAACACAGTTTTCTACTGTGTATCCCACTTCATTTATTTTCCTGTCAACGCCGTTATATATTAGGGTATGATCTATTTTTCTACCTAGTTTAATTATTTGTTTTGGTTCTATCCCGCAGTAATGACAGTTTTCGTAAATGATTTTTGCAAAATCATCTTCTGGAATATTAAATGGTAAACCTGCTTTTATTGCTTTTGATTTATATCTATTCCATAATTGACGTTCTTTTGATGTTGAGTTGGTTTTTTTAATTGAGCATTTTTTACAAACATTGTGAAATGATTTTATTGAGGTATCTGTTTCGTATTCGCAATGAATACACTTCATTTTATATTTTTTATGTCTATCAGCATCCTTGTTCCATCCTACAACAATCTTACCTTGTTCAGATATCTGACCTATTTCAAGTGCAACATTAAAATGTATTTTATCCATATTACTAATTATATCATAAAAGGAGATGCTAGTATCCCTTTCCATAAAGGTTTACTTTTGAAACAAACTTGCATTCACACATCCAAGTAAAGTCAAAAGTATCTTTCCAGAACCTAGCCCTCTTTACTTCTGCCTTACATCTTTGACAGATAAACTCTCCATTGTAATTGGTAAACTTTGGCACTGGTTTTAGATGATTACGATTGTTGTAGTTCGGTTTATTATAGTTGCTCATTAGATACCTTCTCAATTAGTGCTTGTTGGATATCAAGGTTTTCCTTAACTCCAAGAATCAACTTCTCTCTACCTTGATAACGTTCTCCTTCAACCGTATACCAAGCGCCTCCTCGTTCAATAAAGCCAAGCATTTCTGATGTATCAACGAGGTCTGCTACAGAGTCAACTCCCAAATCACTTCCCCTAAAGTAGAAATCATACTCTCCTGTTTGGAATGCTGGACTTGTCTTTGAGAACTGAACATCCCAACGCACCTTTCGACCAACCTTTTCTTCAATAATCTTATCTCCAACATAGATCTTTCCCTTAATTGCTTGATTGTCAGACTCTGATGAGAAGAGTTTAATGATGGTAGACGAGTAGAACTTAGTCGCCATCCCTCCTGTAGGCTGCTGTGAGACGTACATAGCACCAATGTTGTTACGGGCCTGCGATATAAGAATCAACAGCGTAGGCTTTATTTGATTGTTTGCATAGTTAAGCATCTTAACAGCGTTTGTCATATCTCTTGCTTCTGCACCAATTTGTTTTGTGTTCTCTAATTGTTTCAGATCTGTACTATCTTTTTCAAAATAGATCGCAGGAAGGAGTGCAGAGATGCTGTCAACAACAATAAGATCTACCCCTGCCTTCATCAAATCTGTACCAACATCTACCATGTCGTTCATGGTACGAGCAGTTGAGTGGATAAGACTCGAACTGTCTACCCTCAATTTTGTAGCCCACTCTGGTGAGTAGGTCATCTCTGCATCAATCCAAGCACAAGACTTTCCTTCTTGCTGTGCTTGTGCAATCAATTGTAGGCAGAATGACGACTTCCCAGAAGACTTGTTTCCCCAGACCAACACCTGACGACCATATGGAAAGCCTCCATTAAGACTTCTATTCATTCCAAATGAAGGGGTTTTTGCAAATTCAGTTTTTGCTATTTCACTTCCTAATGATATTTTCTTTCTAAGTTTTGGATTTAAGTTTGCTAAGATACTTTCTAAATCAGTCATTTAACCAATCTCTCTTTGATAGTTTTTTTATCCAATCTTTAAAATCTTGTAGCGACATATCCATTTTCCCTCTATTACAAATGTAGCAACATGCTACAGAATTCTTAATGGTGTATCCGAGAGAGTTGTCTATTCGATCAATACCATTCAATTTTGCTGGAGTACTCCACTCTGGTAAATTGGCATGAGATGTTTTTTTTGGTTCTTCTCCACAATAAAAACAATTTTGCTTTGCAATATTAATAAAGTCTGTCTTTGTTATTTCTACAAAAAGATTTCTTGATTTTGCATTTCCATTTAATGAATGCCAAGCCGCTCCAATAACATAGGACTCTCCCAGTTTCTTTCTGCTAAACTTATTTGCACATTGTCGGCATCCCCATTTATTTTTTTTTAATATGTCTGATCGAACCCATCTAAAATCTCCACAATCACATTTAACAAAATATTCTACTTTACCATTAACGTATGCGCGAGAAAGAATGGTGTTTTTTGCATGTATATCTCCTATATTAAACATACACCAATTATATCACATGCATGTAGATTATATGGGGTATCACGCAAGCACTCCATGCATTTGTTCTCGTTGTCTATTGATAGTTGTCTTGCGTCTCATAACTTGGTGGAGTGATTCTTCTGTGTAACCATCTTCTTTCAATCCTTCATATAGGTCAAGGGTACGGATAATGATGTCTGCTAGTTCTTCAACAACTTGATCGTCACCCTTCTCTTTACGAATTGCTTCTAGTACCTCAGAGCACTCTGAATGAATCATAGCAATCTGCTTAAGATAGAAGATGGTATGGGTTTCTTCATTATTAGGTTCCCAGAATCCTTTCTCTACCGATGTTTCATGAATCTCTTTTGCCCATGTATCAAAATTCATTATATCCTCCATAGTTTCTTTTTCTGTTTTAATCATGCAACTACCTCCTGAAATATTAAGTCCTCATCCTTTGAGAGACTGTAGTTAATCTTATAAATGTTACCCTCTTCTATCCTTGTATATGCAACCGCAAATGCAGTTGGAAAGACAATCATTGATAGAAGATCTCTACCTGAATTGGCAACGACTAGGCTTGCCATCCTCTTGCCTGCCTTGGTAATTCTTGGCTTAAAGGATAGCACATAGTATTCGTCATCGCTGTAGGGCAATTGCTTATAATTTAAGAACCTGATAAGCGGTGACTTGCTCGTTGATATCTCGTCAATAGGAACCGCTTCCACAATTCTGTTAGATCCAACAAGAATAATGTAAGTCCTACCTGCTTCGATAGTAGTTTGTTCTTCATCAAATACTCCAATTGATCCTGTACCGTCTAGAATATCTACACGGCTCCATCCCTTACCACGCTTAATACCACGAACAACACCCATGAGAATGAATGCACCCTTCTCGTCAAAGTCATCAGCAGAGGTTACATAAGCATGGTAGTGCTGTGGAACCTGCATATTAAACTCTGGAAGGTTTAGGTATTCATACATGTTGCTACGAATCTCTTCGTCATTCCTAGGGTTGTCTGGAAATGTCAATGCTCCAACTGCCCTCATTGATTCAAGTGCCCGTGAGTTAACGCCATTACCCTTTGTGTATGTAAATTCCTTTACATCTTCAAATGATTTAAATGGACGTGCTTCAAGATACTTGGATGCAATCTTGTCTGAGATGTACTTAATGGAAGAAAGACCAAACCTGATCCCCTTACCCTCAATCTTAAAGTCAGATCCAGAGTCATTAATATGTGGAAGACGCATAGGTATGCCCATGCGCTTTGCCTCAATTAGGTACTCAGTACGACCGTCTTTGTCCTTCTCATTACTAAGAAGAGAGAACATAAACTCAAGCGGATAGTAATACTTCAGCCACGCCGTCCAATACGAAATTGTTGAGTAAGCGACAGCATGAGACTTATTGAACGAGTATCCTGCGTGTGCTTCAAAGTCATGCCACATCTTTTCAGCAGCCGACCCGCCAAGTGGCCCAGTTGCATTCCGAACAAATAACTCCTTGAACTCGTCAAACTCTCTCGCATCCTTCTTCTTACCAATAATCTTACGAACCTTATTGGCCTCTCCCATAGTCATGCCGCCCAACTTTGTGCAAGCAAGCATAACTTGTTCCTGATATAGAATTGTACCGTAAGTGTCTTCGGTAAACTCCTTCATAATTGGGGATGCATAGACGATGCCCTGCTTACCATGCTTACGAGCAATATAATCCTTGCCAATAGTATTCATAGCACCAGGGCGTACAAGAGCATTAGATGCGACAAGTTCGTTAAACTTACTAATGCCCATCTTAATTAGTAGGTTTGTGTATGGTGTTGCTTCACATTGGAAGACTCCCTTAGTGTGCCCATCAGATAGCATGTTGTAGATATTGGAATCCTCAAGATTAATATCCTTTAGAACAATTCTTCTTCCAGTTCGATCCTCAATAATATTGAGGGCATCATTCATAACCGTAAGAGTCTTAAGCCCCAGAGCGTCGATCTTGATCAAACCAATGTCTGCTGCCTCTTCCATGTCTACCGCGACCACAGGGAGCCTAGAATCGCTTCCTGTGACGTTACGAGTCTCCATTGGAGCGACCCTAGAGATTGGAATCTTGGACGTAACAACGCCTGCTGCATGGACTCCAGTGCCACGAATGCGACCACGCAGTTGATTTCCATACAGTTCTACTTCAGGATACTTTTCACGGAACCACTGAGTGTTCTTAGACATTACATACTCTTCCCAAGTATCCACTGTCTTTAGCGCACGATTCACATCAGCAAGAGGAACGTTGAAGCAACGAGCCACGTCTCTGACAACGCCCTTATCCTTAAACTGTAGGAACGTTGCAATAGATGCAACATGCTTATACTGCTTCTCTAGATAATCCTTTACCTCTTCACGACGAGAATCCTGAATATCAGAGTCAACGTCTGGCATGTCGTCACGATCCATGTCAATGAATCGGAAGAATAGAAGTCCATGCTTGATGGGATCAATATCTGTGATGCCCAAGGCATAGCAGACTAGTGATCCAGCAGACGAGCCACGACCGGGACCAACCATGATACCTTCCTTCTTTGCCCAATTAAGCATATTCTGGACAACAATGAAGTAAGAGGCAAACTTCTTCTGCTTGATAGTCTCAAGTTCTTCATTGAGCCTGTCAACGTACTCTTGATTAGTATCCAAGTTGTTGGCCTTTAGCCAAGAAAATGCATACTTTCTGATCTGTGCATCAGGATCTTTGTGCTCAACAGGAAGAAGGTTTAGGTTACGATGAATCGTATACTCTTCCACCTTGTCGGCAATGTCCAAAGTATTAGCAAACATGTCTGCGCGAGAGTCTTCACCCATTGACTCATGCATCTCATCACCAGAAAGAAGATGAATATCAAACTTATTAAAACTCATCATTCGATCTTGTCCATACAGATAGTCAAGACGCTTAAGAGGGTCTTCTACCTTACGAGACTTATCGTAGGAGATATCCTTCTCAAACTTAGCATGAGTATTATTAATAAGCATGATCTCCTGAATGACCTTCTGGTCTACCGTCGCATGATGGCAATCTGGAGTTACAATAATCTTATGACCACAGGCATCAGCAAGATCAATCAATGCACGATTCATGCCAGCAGTATTGTGTGGCATAACCTCAACATAGAAGTCATCGCCAAAGCGATCTCCAAACCACTTTAGGTGTGCTTTTGCTACAGCATAGTCGTCTACCTCAATAGCCTTATTAATAAGGCCGGACATGCACGCAGAAGAAACGATAAGACCCTCACGATACTTCTCTAGAACCTCAAAGTCAATACGAGGCTTGCGGTAATAGCCCTCGTTCCAAGAAATCTCATTGAGACGACCAAGGTTCTCAAGACCAATGTCATTCTTAGCAAGAATAACAATATGGTTATAGACCATATCAAGTGGAAGCGTTCGCTCTTTCCTGTCACGCTTATCAAACCTATCTGCTGTAATGTATCCTTCTACTCCAAGGATAGGCTTAAGGCCACCCGCCTTAGCCGCACGATACATTGGTCGATGACCAGATAGCGTTCCATGATCAGTGATAGCGATTGCAGACATACCGTTCTGCTGTGCTCGCTCTACATATTCTTCTGGTGTTGCAACTCCGTCCATCAAACTATATTCTGTATGTAGGTGAAGGGGGACGTAGTTAGGCATAAAACTCCTTAAATAGAAATGAGAAGGGGACGATAGTTTTATTCTACCGTCCCCTTCTCTGTTTGTCAATTACCAGTCAACATTTTTTGTGTCGCTGGATGTTGGAGTATCAAATCCCAAATAGAATGACTCCTGCTCTGCATATGGAACCTGACGAACAACCTTCTCGAGATTGAATGGTTCAACCTTGCTCCAGTCATACTTCTCGTTGTCTGGATCTCCAGGAAGAATAATATAACTAGTGTCAGTTCCGCTGCCCTGACGCTTCATTCGCCAAGACCTATTCGTGATACTTCCAGTATCAATGGCATACTCCTTGAGAGTATTAAACGCAGACTGCTTGCCTACGCCCTGTGACCATACAGCAACGTATGGCTCTTCCATGCCATCGTCTACAAGCAGGTTGGTGTAGTAGCGAAAACGAGCACGCCACGAACCCTGCTTACGATCAGCCTCAGTCTGCTTCCTAGCCATCTCACACCCAAAGCAACGACCTTCACTATCCATAGTGCAGACAGCCTTACGCTTGTAATCCTTTGGGTTGGTGTGCTCAGATACTACGATTGCAAGATCTCGTGCTGCATCATAGTTTGGTGAATCCTCATCAAGTTCATTGACAAATCGAACCTTTACGCTTTGACTGTCTTCTAACTTAACCCAACGAACCTTAGTTCCATCTCCTGAACTTGCAGGAGAGCGATCAAGTTGTTCCATAGCCTTCAAACCTCTCAAAATACTCATTTAATACGCTCCTTATATAGTTGATTAATACATTGCTAATAGTGGGTCTTGCGTTTTCTTAACTAATTCTCCAATATCGGAATCTGTCATATCTCCAATATCCTTGAATCTTTGGGGGATTCCAATTGATACTGCTCTGTGCCCCATACCATCAATGACACGACGCACCATCTCTTTACCAGCATCATCGTTGTCAGGAATAAGTATAACATTGTTAAAGTGTTTCGTCAATAGATCAATCTGAGTTTTAGATATACTAGAGCCTAGGGTTGCTACCGCTGCAATGCCGCATTGATCTAAACGAATTGCATCAAAGGAGGACTCAACTACATAGACTGTATCATGTAATCTTGCCCTATGCAAATTGAAAAGAATCTTTGACTTTGGAAGTTTTGGAGTATTCTTAAAATCCTTGCCCTCCACAGATCGACCAACAAATCCAACGAACATGTTACCATCTGGAGTTGTAATCGGAACAGTAACCATGTCCTGCTTCTCACTATATCCTAGTGAAAACTTTATCATGCTGTCTTTAGTTATACTCCTAAACTCAAAGTAACGAACCGCCCTAGGAGATTCCAATGCTTGGTTATTTAGTCTCTTGATCATGAGTTCATCAAATGGCTCAAACTCCACTCTTGTCTCAAGAGCAATGTCAAGGCTATCAACAATGCTACTATCAACCTCAAAAGATTTAATGAATCGAACAGATTCAAAGTAAGTCTTTTTGGTAAGGTTGATTACAAAGTCAATAAGACTGATTGATGTGCTACATGAGAAGCAGTAGAAGTGTCCACCATGCTTATCCATTTCCCCTGCGGGAGTGCGGTAGTTATTGTGAAATGGACAGAACATAATCCATCCATTAGGAACTTCTCCTACTACTTCTACACCTGAGTTTTGAACGACTCGCTTGACTTGTTCTGGGGAGTATAGAGAGGTCGGTTCTTGTCTAAACCGTCGATACATGCGGCTTCCCTCTTTCCAATATATGATCCATATACGCTTAATATAAATTCGTAATGATTACCTTCATATGATAGCGACCAGTCTGGATCTATGTCAACACGTTGGACATAACCTTCATCCTTCATTGATTCTGATAATAATCTTATATACTGATCTTTCATGCGTAATATAAAAGAATCGTCGGCTATTTGTCCGACAAGTTCAAACCTTTTTATTCTTTTATGCATGAAACTCATTTATTAATTATATACTATTGATTACTCAAAATCCTTGTAAATAAATCTACCGCTGTCAAAGTCAACCTGAACCATAAACTCTCCAAGGAAGCCATTTCTATTCTTCCTGAATACGCACTCCAACACATCGCTATTTGCAGCACGACCTAAAGCCAAAAGCCAGTCAGCATCATATGCAATCTGACGTGACCAAGAAGTCTGACCAAGTGTTGGTACGCTATTCATATCTGTTACGTCGTCTGGTGTTGCAGATGAGATGGCTACGATTGGAACTTCCTCGCTAATTGCAAGCAACTTCAGTTCCCGCGAAAGATTCTTCATCTTGACAACCTCACTCTCAGTACGAGTATTAGAAGTCATGAGGTTGAGGTAATCAACGAATACGATAGATGGATTATACTGATCAATCTTTCCACGAAGTACTGATGGAGAAACCTCTCCAATTCCCTCGTTGGAAATAATATGAATGCTTGGCTTGCCATCAAAGGTCTTGCTCATCCACTTCTTAAACATATCAATCTCTACGTTTCCAGATGATAGTTTACGATGACTCCACATACCGTTGCCAATGATTGCAAATAATCTATTACGAACTTCTGCCTCCGTCATTTCAAGGCTGATGATCAGTGGTGACTTGCCGTGCTTCCATGCCTGTACAGCAAGGTACAAGGCCATCCAAGACTTACCAATAGCAGGGTAAGCAAGAAGGACGCCAAACTGTCCGGGGGTAATTCCCGCTGGCATATAGTTGTCAAATCCTGCAAGTCCTGTGTAGATTCCATGCATACCGCTTTCCTGTAGCCTCTTGATATTCTCAAAGTATGCTACAGCATCATCAACGTTTGAAACATCAAGATCTCGCACTGTTGATGTGATGCGCTTTAGGTTTGCTGTTTCGGTAACAAGAGTGTTGAGGGCATCCGTTGCCTTTCCATCTTGAACCTCATTTGCAGCAGAACGAAGCATGATCTTAATATTGTCATTAAGAAAGTCGGTACGCAATTCATCAAGATGATGCTTGGTGCTACCAGTATCAGATGTATACTCAAAATCAGCAAACTGCTGCTTGACAATGTTTGCAGGAGGTACAGTCTGATTCTGCTCATAGTAGTTTCTTACGAATCCCCACACATCATTGTGTGTCCTAAGAATCGTATCAATGTTAGCCTGTAGCAGAATGTGAACCTGCTTGTCATTCAAGACTGCTGATATTGTCTTTGCCTCTAGATTAGCCATTCACCCATTCCTTTGCCTTCTGTCGCATTTCTGCCCGAAATTCTCTGTCTTCTTTACTTGCCTTCATGGATTCTAGCAGGCGGCCAGCGTTATTGGCAAATGCCTTCCATGTGGGACGTTCCTGAATACTAAAATAGTATTCCATTGCCCTGTACAACTCATCTATATCAAAAGATTCCAAGAGGGCGTCTGCTGCCCACTGCTCATTGTACTTATTGATAGTGGGCGCAGACATGCCTTTCATCTTGCATGACCTTTCGAACCTAGTGATAAGTGCAAACCTATCCTTGCGATCAGCCATGACTCTCCTTAAATATAGACGGTAACGTAATGAATTCCTTCTTCAAATGAAGTGTTTACGGCATTAACACTTGCAAAGTCGCTAACAAGATCGCTCTTCTTTAGTAACTTAGCCATTTGCTTAAAGGCATCTGCTGGACTCTCTCCATAGGAACAAAGCACGATTGGATTTTCGTTTCTTGCTTCATATCGTCCACTATGATCATTGCTCATGCTAGTTCTTCCTTTGCCTCATTGAGTTTTTCCATTAGTTGATTTTCTACAAACTGATAAATACGATCAGATGCTTCCTTGGCTGTTTCATCTTCATGCTTGTAATCTGTCACTTGACAGTCAAGACGAAGATTTTGAAAATTACCCGTATTAAAAGTGTAACCTAATGACCAAGCGATTCTGGTTTCTTCCATGTAAAGCCTTTCCTAGTTGATGGACCTATCTTATTGGATTAAACGTGAATAGTCAAGACCTAGACAGTCTCACTAAATACAGGAATAAATCTTCCCTCATTATTCTTTACATAATAAATAAGACCCTCACCCATTGCATACTTGAGTTCTTGTTCTGTTGGAGTTTTATTATTTGTTATCATTCCATCTTTTCTTGCCCTGCCCATATGGGTCTGAGCCATAAGATTTCTTGCTTCCCAGATATGATCTTCACTATAATAACTGAGATGATGAAATGCTGTTCTGCCATCTGGCAGTTGTCCTATAGGAGGAGGGAGCATTCCTGCTTTAACTAGTCTAGGTATGCTTTTTCTATGATAGTTAAGAAGTCTTGCTGTTTCTGCTATTGTAAAGGCTCTTTTTCTCTTTCTTTTAAATTCTACCAGAGTCGCAGTCATCTGTAAAGACTTCGTGCAGTTCCAAAGAATGACAATTCCTTGAGCACGGCTGACATGAATTATTCTTACTAAATCTCCATCAAGAAACCAAGCCTTTTTATTCTTTCTATGTATTACTTGGATATATGATCTTTCATTCTCATCTTCTCCATGTTCCATAGCCATGAGATTTCTCCATCTGATTGATCAAAATTATGATAAAACACTCTTGTTCCGCATCTTATGCAAAACGTTTCCATATGATTATGCTCAGAAAATGCTCTATCAATAAACATTCTTCCAGTGCATTTTTTACAAATTAACATAGTGGCATAAGTATATCATTAAGGTTGAGGGATACCTACGGCAATAACGTTTATTGCTGCCGTGGCAGTTCCAGATCTATTAAATTTCAATACACCTGTTAACTGAGAAGTAGTTATAGTTCTAATACTGACAATAACGTCATCGCTGATATCGCTGGTTCCAGTGTTCATAATGGTTGCAGTGGCAATTGGTGGGTACTGAAAGTATGTGCCAAAATCAAAAGTAAAGGGTAGACTGTCTCCAACCTTTACTGTTTGATTGATTGCGACATCCTTATACCCAGCAACAATTTTTGCTGACCTTGTTGGAATTGTTTTTGATCCAACATCCCTCATGTTTACGGTAGTATAGTTATAGTTTGCATCAGAAATCTGACTTGAAATTTTATTAATCTCTGTAGCAACGTCATAGAGATATGTAACATCTATTGGTTGACCACGATCTGGTGTAGGTATTGCCATATTATTCTCCTAATTGATTATATCATTATACAGTGTGATTAAGTGTTTCATATAATAAAAATGGTGCATATTGTGCTTTTGCTGGTGCAGGATATACTGCTATAGAATATGTTGTTTCGTATATTCTAATTGAAAATCTATTTGGTGTGCTGGAAACTAAAACGCCACCATTGTAAAATTCTGATGGAATAATCGTGCTGATACTATTGTTGCTAGTATTTTGTAGAAAAATCCAATCACCTGGTTCTCCTGGCTTACCCCACCTAATCCAAACATCATATGAGTTTACATCTGCAACAATATTCCACACAGCACTGACAATAGTTCCAGCCTTTGACACAGGTATGGTAACTGCGGTATAATCTCTTTGGATTGGAATATTAAAAATTGGTGACCAATAGGAAAACTTACTTTTATCCTCTGAAACCAATCTATATCTGATTGGATATGACTCTGATGATCCACTTACTGGAGGCAAGTCTTCTTTTTTTATAATAAGTATTGCCATTATACTATTCCTAGATTAAACCTAAAATCAATATAATTGTTTGTATTTTGATTCTTTATGATTGGATCTCCTGTATCAGTTCTTACAACTGAGTACCCAGATAATTTATACAGTGGGTTAGTTGTTGTAACGTTTTCAATTCTAAAAGCATCAAATGCTAAATAGTGATCTGTAGAAGGTGACATTCCTGCTGAAGTTATCTGTGTAAATATTCTGCAAATTTTAATTGTTGTAGAACTAAACTCTGGACTCGTTATGAGTTGGCTAATTGGTATCTCTACAACATGATATCTGCTTGTTGCAAACTCTGTTCCATTGATTTGAATTTCAGCCTTAGCATATCCTGTTGCAACCTGTTCAACTTCATTCTTATAGAATTGTATAAGTATCTTTACATTATTTGGAAGTGTTTCTGCAATCTCTGTTTTATCAACTAATGAGAAAGCAATTTTTAGAATATCGTTTGCACTGTTTCTGCTGATATCAAAACTTATACCATTAAGATGGATATGTTCTGCTGAACCCTCCCAAGATCCAGAACTTCCAGTAATTATTGAAGTATCCCCACGCATCAATAACGTTGTCGTCAGGTATCTTGCACCTTCTTTTCTAGCCTTTCTTACAGAGTTTTGAAACAATGGATCTGAAGTTAATGCATAAAATATTGTGTTGCCGTTATCCTCTATATCCGTTGTATTGTTTCCAACGTTGGTATTAATAACAGGGTCATAGATTGACGTACCGTGGCCCTTCCAAGATTCAGAAAAATCAAATATTATCCTGCTATCAAAATTAATTGCAAGCGTATTGCTAGGAGCAGACCAGACACCAATTTCAGATATCTCATACCTTTCACTTGTTGGTAACTCTGCTGTCAAAGAAACCTTAGTTTTTGATACATTGACATTGCCTACTGGACTTACCGCAGCAGAAACGACATTTGTATTTGTTTTAGAATAATTAAAGGTGGTGCTTGTTGGGACACCAGACACACTATATGTTCCATTAAAGGTAGCATCAACACCAGTTATGATTACTGAGTCACCTATAGTTATATTGTGTGCTACAGAGGTAGTCAATGTAGCAATATTTGATGTCAAACTTTTATTATTTATATCAAAATTATATTCTTGATTAACAAAACCCTTGGACGTAATGGGAACTCTGAACATTTCAAAGTCAAGAATTTCTTTTTCAAGTAATGTTATTGTTGATGGAGCCGTATCATTGCCATCAAGTGGAACTGCTCCACAGCCCACCGCAATATGGGTAGCGTAAGAAGGAACTTGACTAAGCAAGTACCTTGAAATAATCTCTTTACCTTGATTCGTAATCATCAAATATCAACCTCGTTAATTGTACCACTGGACGCTATCTGATAGTGTATTTCTTCATCACTCAGCACATCGTCAATTTCTATTATTAAATCCCCGTCTTCATTAAAATATGGAATATTCATTCCTCTTAATATTAAGTCAATTGCAAAACGAGAAAAGAATGTGTCAAAAGAAGATCCAACAGCGATCACATTGTTTGGATTAAACTGCCCCCAGATACTTCCTATGTTGCTAATTGGAGAATAGATAACATCTTGACCACTTACTGTATCTTCTCTAGCAATATTTATTAATTCCATGCCGCCAATTTGCTCATATAATAATTCAGTCAATTGTTGAATTGAAACAGTGTCTTCATTAAACACAACGGTATCTATAGGAGCCTGTTTTATTGAAGTAATGCTAGATGTTATTGGAACAAATGTAGGAAGCAGAGGTGCTGGTGGTGGAGCGGGGGGAGCGGGTGCTGCGCCACCACCGCCACCATTGCCTCCATTGTCAACGTTATCTACTACGGGATTACCCCTTGGAACACCCACTTCTGGACCACTTGGCACATAAGGTTTTGGTGGTACATATGGCTGAGGGGGAGGGGGGGGGATTATGTTAATCATACCCCCTCCAGTAAATGGTTTTGGAGGAGGAGTATAAGTTCCTGATGAGCCTCTCGGTGGTGGTTTTGCAGCCATATTACACCTCTGCCAAATGGACTGTCATTTGAGTTCCAGTTGACCCCTTTTGATTTTCTATGTTATACACGACATATCTTTCATTAGCATCTGCAACAACATATAATCCATCAGAATTCTTATAATTCATTGTGACAATATCTCCTAATTGTAACGTTGGGGTAGCAAAGGTATTTACTCCAATTGTCTTTCTTGGATCAATAGTCTTATTAATAATCCAGTCAAGCATTGCTTCTGCTGCCGCCGTAGTTTGAAGATATGGACTTTCTATTGAAAACTCATTCACTCCATATTTCAATCTACTATTCTTAATAGTATCGTAAATCTTTTTATAGTTTAAGGATTGTCCTGGGGTAAGGTTGTCGTAAATGGGGGCATCAGAAAGATTGCTTACCTTCTTTAGATATTCATCTACGGTAAGAGAGTATGTCGTGTTCTGAGTAAATGCAATACCAAGAATTCTTAAATAGTTTCCGGTAGTGTCGTCAAGGTTAAGGTTCTTATCAGTACAGTTAAATATCATAAACTCAGCGCCGTAAGATCCAGCGTAGTATCCAGACACCGCATAGCCCTTTGTTCCGTTCAGCGTGTCTGCAATCTTTGAATAGAGGGCGGGGAACGCACGGTCATAACGAACATTAAAGAATACGGCTTCCCTCATAATAGTCCCAAACTCATCATAGAATAATTGATACTTGGGTGGCTCCTCAGAACCTATTCCAGATAAGAATGTCTGCTGAACAAAGCCATTGATTGCATACTTGTTCAATGCCTCATTTGCATTTATTTCTTGATCCCCGAAAACTTTTGATACTGGTATTTGAACAGCCTTGTTTGGATCTGTATTTTCATATCCTGTATTAAGGGCATATACGTTCTCAAACATGCATTTTGAAGATCCTCTGACAAATAAAGCGAGGTTGTTGTATTCTGGCAAAGGATCTGTATCGTCAATGACAGCAAGTTGTTTATTATTTAAGTATAAATAGAATCTTCTTACTGATCCAATATTTACATATTCAACAGAAAGATCATATACTGTTGTTTTTTGAGAGCCTACCATTCTTGATAATCCAGTAAACTTCCCATCATCAACAATGATGTCTGCAAGACCTTGCCAAAGAGTTTGTGGAATTGCTACTTTTTCATTTCCTATGACTAATCCAAGTGGAGATATTTCTACATCTGCTATTGTTCCACTTGTTGATGTTTGATAGGATAATGTGTATGTAGTTACAGCAGTTATTGTATACACTCCATTAAGTGCCGCGTCAACACTACTTACGGTAATTGAATCGTTAACTATAAAACTATGTGGTATTAATGTTGTAAGTGTAGCAACGTTTCCAGTCCTTGCTTTTTTAATAATTTCTGATTTATTCTGACCAGCAAGAACCTTGTAGAAGAATATATTTGAGAATGCAATATCATCTTCAAGATTTATTGATGCTGTACCACCATTTTGAGAAATAGTACTGAGAGGAACAAATGTTGCTGTTCCACCAGTTGCAGATCCAGTTACTGTTGATTTTACTGTAAATTGAGAACTAGTGCGACTTTCCACAATAGCATTTGCTATATTAAATGATCCACTTGATGCCCCCGTAATAGTAACAAGTTGACCAATGGAGAATTCATTATTACAAATATAAGTAATTGCTGTACCACTTCCAGTTGCAGAAGTAACCGAAGGTGCCAAGTATCCCGTAGGAGGTGGGGCAATTTGATATTGAAAAGTCTTTCTATTGTTTCCAATAGAAGTTACAGAAAATTCTCCATTAAGCGTCGTTGTTGTTTGGGTTTTTCTATTATCATCAACTAGACCAGAGACAATTATCTTGTCTCCAATATTAAAAGTGTGTTGTGTTTTTGTTGTTACCGTAACTAAACCACTTACCGCTTGGGTGACTGGACTTGTCACAATATCAAACTTTTTAATATTATTATTACTAGTATAGGCACTTACTGAGGCTGTACTTAATGCAACAATTTCAAAGAAATATCCATTATTATATGCCGCGTTTATTCCAAAGCCTATTCCACCAGAACCACCAGTAACCTTGACATCACTTGCTGAGTTTGGAGACACTATACTATTGCTTGAAATAATACTGTAGCCACCATTTGCTGTTTGAGATTGATTGGTTGATGATTCTACTTTTCCAATAATTCTTAATCTTGTTCCAAAATGAGTATATGGTTTATCAAGTTGTTTGTGTATGTATGAAACAAAATCTGCTGCGTTTATACCGCTTGGAAGTGGGGGACCGTTAAAGACTAATGCTGATGATTGAATTGCTCCAGATTGTGCAGTTTTCATATACGCAATTTCATTTTCAGTATAGTTTTTATTCGCCATAAAGTTTTTAATTATGCCATTTCTTGATGATTTTTTAGCATATTCTAATGCACTAAATTGACCATTAGATGTATTCTTTGTATTGCCTGCTTCTCCAACCGCCATTCCTGTTGGATATGAAGTTGTCTTGCTCATAGTAAACATGTATTGTCTAGCACTTTGAATGCAACCTCTTACATTAGCATCCTTAATCCATTCACTTGACTCAGTAAGTCCAGCAACATGCTCGGTAACAATAGTTCCAAACTGTCCTCTACCGTGTTCCTTTACATCTCCCAAAGACATAACAAAGATACCACTTGATACAGGATATTCTTCATACTTTGGCTCAGCATAAATTCTTACGTTTCCATTTGGATACATCTTTCCATTGAATTTTAACTGTGAGAAATAATCTTGATATTCATGATTGTTGCTGATCCATACGTTGCCAACACCTTGAACCACATACTCTACTGCATCATATTTAATTACTTCTCCATTTGCATAGAGGTATCCAGAATAATTTCCAAGCCAATAAATTCCTTCGCCAAGATCCAGAGTGTTATTGGTTAGTGTTTTTTCTGCATTACGAATATTTGTAACTGTTCCTGCATTTGGAAGCGTGCCACCCGTTGCAGTAAATGTCACGATGTTATTGACATTGTTTACATTTGTTACTGTGTACACCCCACCGCTTCCAAGAGATCCAGCACCATTGGTTGCAATAATCTTGATTCCAGTAAAAAACTTGTTAGCATTAGGCACAGTTATTATTGCTGACCAAGGTCCAGTTCCACTAATTGCAGACACAACACCAGTATTAGATATCAATGGATATTCA